GAAGTCATCTAATACATTATCTAACATTCTTACTAAATCTGGTATGAAAGCAGGGTGGTTGCTCCATTCATCATAATTTTCTAAATTTACTGATGATAGGCAACACACTGCTGTTCTTTCTTCGTCGGTGGCTAGTGTAATCTCACTACACAGGTTACTGTGGTGTACTTCTAATCCTAGCTTCTTTTGGAAGTCCGGCAACCCAGCTTGCACTGCGTCTTCGAACATCACGTACGGCTCGCCTGTTTCCATTCTGTTTTGTAATAGCTTGACCCATAAGGCTGTTGCACTTATAGTTCTTTTGACCTGTCTTGAGTGAGGATCCACCAAGTCCCAGCTATCATCAAAGTCAGGATATTTACTTGCGCTGTGTATGAGTTCCATGAAACTATCAGGAACCACCACACCGTGATGAAGATTGATAGACTTACGATTCGAATCGCCACCTGTAGCTTTTCTGACATCTAAAAACTCCTCTATTTCGGGGTGACTCATATGTAGATAAGCTGCATAACTACCCCTTCGAGTTATACCTTGTGAAAATGCTAACATTTCCGCATCTACTACTTTTAAGAAAGGTATCACTCCAGTACTCTCACTTCCTTTAGAAGTTTTTGTACCTTGTGACCTTACATCACTCCAATGTCCGCCTATACCACCGCCAAATGACGATAAGTAGGCATTTTCTGTGTAATGGTCCGTTATCCCTTCTCTACTATCTTCTACGTAATTAAGAAAACAACTTATAGGTAGTCCACGAGCAGTTCCACCATTAGATAGAACAGGAGTCGCGAACATAAACCACAGATTACTAACATAATCATACAGCCTTTGTGCGTGAGCATCGTCATCGGCAAATGCCATACAAGCTCTTGCAAAGGCTTCCTGTGGAGATTCTTCTCCTGGTATCATATACCTGTCCTTGAGAGTTGCTATTGCAAACTCATCAAGAAGGCTATCTTTACTAAAATCTATTTTAACTGACATAATTTTTTACTAATCCTATAATTTCTTTACTGTGTCCAAGTACTTGCGCGTCTGGGTCGTAGGATAAATCCATCAACTCTATATTCTTAGCAAGATTCTCTGCACCAAACTCGTTTAAGTTTTGCATGAATTTATACTTGCTTTCGATAGGAAGTGTTGACATTATATCAAATACATCACCGTAATCGGCAATCATACTACTAGCACGCTTTGGACCTATTCCATTTACTCCTGGGACATTATCACCTTTATCTCCACATAAGCACTTAAATGTTAAATACTTGTCTGGGTGAAAGTCGTAATGTTCGTCCCAATTACCTATTGTTGTCTCTTTTCTTGTTACGGTAGAGAACCGTGATATGTTCTCGGTTATTAGAAGATCCCAATCTTTATCTGAACTCACCATCCAGATGTCTTGGATTCCACATTCTTCTCTATTAAGAGCTATGACTGCTGCAATATCATCGGCCTCTACACCTTTATATTTAATAGTGAGATAACCTTTCTCATTACATAAGTCTATACACTTCTGAAATTCTCCGAGGAAATTCAAAAACTCTTTCTTTTCTTCTTCTGTTTGGTCTGCATACCGCTCTTTACGGTTTGCTTTATACTCAGGGTCTATTGATTTTCTATAATCACTCCCTCCATCGCCTAATACTACGATTTCACCGCAGTCGTACGATTTAGCAAGACTTTCTATAGTCTTGAGATATTCTACTTTAAAGAACTCTTTCTTTTGATGTTTCCATCTGAACGCCAAGTTAAGTCCATCAACTACTAACAGATTCCCGTTAGGAGTTGGAGGGTTTCCAAGGCTCGTAAATTCTATCGCCATGTGTCCATTCCTGTTTTTCGTGTTCGAGCCACTTCTCCGCTAGGCAAATATATGAGTCAAGCCAAGGCAAGTGCATATATTGTTCTAACTTATGAGGCTTCCGAACGGTTGATACAAAAAATTGTGCATGGTTTGCCTTGAAAAACAGTAGAGGTTCCTGATTACAGTCCTCTGCTTGCTGTCTTGCTTTAGCCCACCAATGCACAAAATTATTACTTTTGTTAGTAAATATTTTAGTAGTGACTGCATCGTCCTTGTAAAATTTTACTTCGATTAAGAACTTATTTATTGAATGTTTCAAATATAAGTCCCCTTTTATTTTCCCAGAACCAGAGCCGGGAGTGCCCTCGAACGGTAACTGGGTATGTCTTGTTAACATATTGGCAACGAGTGCCTCGGCTTTCGCCCCTTTTTGTCTTGAATTAACCATTATAACGACTGGATATATTTAATTAAATTATCTGTATCGTTAAGTTTTAACTCTACTATATGCTCATCCATTATTTCTATATTGAGGTCTGCCTCTAATTCCATTACGAGTTCTATCATATCTAAACTGTCTGCACCTAATTCCAGGAGATCGTCCCCTGCTTTTAATGAATTACGAGGTAATTCTAGTTGTGCCTCTATTAGAAATAATATTTCTTCATCTGAGTAATGTTTAATAGTCGTTGTCTTCAAGCAATGCCTCTCTATATTCTTGTTGTCTGACTAGAGTTTTATCATAGTCGGTTAATTCTTCCCAATCACACGTCTTACAAGTAACTCCTACTAGGATATACTCTCTATGCTCCACTTTATGTGGGCAGATGTGCAACCAAAATGTAGCGCCCTCAGTCTTATTCATGTTTATTCCAAATGACTTATATTGTCATCTTTTACAATTTCTATCTTCTCTAATAATGGATGTGTCCAACCATGAGAAACTAGGTATGTGTTAAGGTTAGCCTCTTTTAGGAGAATCTCTACTACTTTCTCCTTTCCCTGTTCATCAAGTGCTTGATTAACTTCATCAAGAAATAGCACATTGATTTGACTTCTACTAATAGATGTCATAAGTTTTCGTATTGCAACTAAGGTGGCAATATTAACTCTTGCGAGTTCCCCACTAGATAATGCTAGTATGTCAATAAGTTTACCTGTATCGGTAACTTCTACGTTAAGCTTGTCGTTTTCCACAACGAAATTGATACTAAATCTGCCATCGCTAAACTCTGCTAGGTACTCATTTGTGAGCATTTCTAGTTCTTTTACGAGTGACTCGATTTTGTATGCTAAGAGTCCGTTTGTGCTAAACGCTTTTTTAAGTACTTCAAGAACTGAAAGTTTATCCTCAACACCGCTGAGCTTGCCTGTAATTTCAGAAAGCTGACTTTCAAAGTTTGCTGTCTGCTCTGCAATAATCTCAATTCTGGTATTATGTCTTTCTCTTCTTTCATTTTCCTCTGCTATTTCGTAAAGCTCTTCCCTAGCCATTTGAACCTTCGCTTTAATCGCTGAAATAGTCCCTCCGATTGCTTCTGGATCGCTAACTGCCGTTGGGAGTCCAGAGTCAACAGAGGTGAAGAGCTGTTCCCAGTCTCTAACTCCTTTGGCTGCTTCCCTATGTATTTTATTGTCATGTTCTAATTTTCCTAGTTTTCCTTCTTCTACTTTAATAAAAGTGGAACAACTCATTGCCCTTTTGTTGTGTGATTCATACTGACGTTCGATAAACTCTAAATCAATATCCTGCGAGCAAGTAGGGCACTCTCTATCTTCAGCATTTTTTAATGCTTCATATTTATCTCGCATTTTCACTTCGTGTGAAAGTTCTGACTTCCAAGCTCCGATAGAACCTATCACACTTCCAGTATCGTGAGACTCTGGATATAGTTGATAGTCTTGTCGTAGCCCAGTAATATCTATGGATTTTAACGTTTCTAATAAATTATTATTAAGATTTATTTTTTTATTTTTCTCCGAGATATTTTCAAAGTCTACTTGTAACTGATGGAGTCTATCTTCGTCCTTTTTCGAGATTTTTGGTAAATCTAATTTAGATAATATCTCTGTAGTCTCCATTTTGTTGTCTGTTAACCATTTCACAATTGTGTCGGTTTTTGCGTTGAGGATTGTTACTTCCTGTGATGCAAGCCGTACTCCTTCCCTGAATGTATCAAAGAACGCGACGTAATCGTCAAGTCTCAGCAAATCAATTAAGAACTTCTTACGATTTGTATCTGTAGCAGTTAAAAACTGCAAACTTGTATTAGTATTCTGATAAACAAGCTGTGTAAAGGTTTTGAAATCCGTACCTAACACCTCTCCCAGCGTCTTGTACGTATTACTAGCAGTATGACTACTTATATCTTCACCATTTTTTGTTAACTTACACTTTAAAGTTGCTCGTCTGTTAACTGTGATATTATAAATATCGTCATCAACAGTAAAGTCAAGACTAATATCATAGCCCTGATTAACGTATCGGTTAGCAATATCAGCTTTCTTCACATTCTTACTATTCTTGTTGAATAATACTTCTTCAAGAATAAGTGGAATAGATGATTTACCTACTCCATTAGTTCCAACTAGCTGTGTTAGCGTAGCGGCTGATAAATCAACCTCATTGTTTGCTCCATAAGAGAAACAGTTATCCCAAGCTAACTTCTGTAGAATAATCATTGTACACTCCTATAATTGCTTTAATCTTGTTATCGTCTAAATTTAATATATCTCTAAGATATACTACAAGTTCATCACTAATAGTCATTTCGGAAGTAAGGTTTAAAGTAGCTTCTACCTGTCGTCTTACAACTTTCTTATCTAGTAGTTCTGAGTTCTTAATTTTTGCTAAATCTTGAACATCACCTTCTAACTCATAGATGGTATGGTCAAAGTAAGTCTGTAACATATCGTCTGGATCTGATACAGTCTTTCTTATTAGTTGTGGTAAGTCAAATTCATGCCATGTCCATGACCAATCCTTGTCTATTAGTAAAGCACCTGTCTTTACTCTGTTCCTATGGAAACTGGTTGTCATTGGACTTCCTGGGTATACAATGTTTCGTTGAGTGTTCTCGTGAGCATGTAAATCTCCAGCAAATACGGTTTTGAACTTATCAAACCTTTCTAAATCTACTTCAGGCACGACATGAGGGGGTATTTCACCCCTGACATGTGTGAACAAGTAATCAGCTTCTATCGTTTCTATACTATCCTTGCGATGCAAGTCAGCGTAGGGTAATATTGCCCAATCATCTTGTATATAAGTAGTATCTATAACCTCTACTAACGCATTCACGTCTGAGGTTGCTTTCTTTAAATTTGTAAAGAAAGTCTTATTCTTCCTAGTAGCTTCATGATTGCCATCATAAATAATAGTAGGAATTGTTACTCCTCTGATAAAATCAAAGTAAAGAGTAAGCTCGTCCATTGAGGGAACTCTATCAAATAAGTCCCCACCAATGATGTGCAAATCACAGTCTTTCTCCAACTCACTAACCTGTTCGTAGAACATAGCATATCTATCGGTTGCCCAATCTATAGGAACGTTCTTCTGTCCAAGCTTAATGTGCCAGTCGGCTGTGTATAGAATCATGCTACGAAGTCGTCTCCCGGCTGCCATTCACAACCTGTAAGTCCACCAGCTTTTAAAGCTCTTAGTGTTCTTAGTACTTCTTCTGCATTTCTTCCTGTATCAAGCGCATTGATTGACATGTGCTGTATGAAGCCGTCAGGGTTAACGATATATGTAGCCCTAAAAGGAACTCCATTATCTTCATCAACTATTCCTAACTCTTCTGCTAAGTATAATCCGCAATCTGCAGCTAAACTGTGTTGGATATCTCTAATTGTTCCATTGACTGTTTTCCAAGCCAACTTACAAAATTCGTTATCTCCACTAATTCCAACTACATACGCTTCATCTACTAGTAAGTCCATACCCGCAATTTCAGTAGGACAGATAAAAGTAAAGTCTTTAGGATAAAAATAGAAAACTCTCCATTCCTCTCCATTGCTCCAAGTATCAACTATTTCCATTTCGTTCATCAAATCCACTCCGTTAAGGGAATGTTCTGGAAACCTTTGTCCTAATCCAATCATGTTATATCAAACTCCGAATCTACACTTTCGTTTCCGTCAGCGCCTTGAACTTTCTTAAGTAGTTCTAACTGTGCATCAGCTGTAGGTCTAGGAAGAACATCGTCCATAGACTTAAGGTCTGCGACTAATTCTTGTTCCCAATCTTCTAAAGCTCTTGGTTTGCACTTAAGCATTGCTAGTTGATATTCAACATTAAACACTTGTGGTCCAGTCTTCAATCTCTTGAAGAAAATATCCCAACCAGTAGTATAGTCAGTAGGATTTCCTAACTCTTCCATAGCTACTAAAATTTGGTCAAAAAGTTTCCTTTTTAGATTAACCACTTTGATACTTTTATCAGAGTAGTCGATACCTTGGACTGCATAAGCCCAACCGCATTTTAAGTCAGGGAAATAATCTCGAACATGGTCATGCTCGACATTGTTGAACGTTTCTGAATTCCTGTCGAAAGACAAACACTCCATGGGAATGTTCTTAGCGTTTTCGCCTTTGATCCAGTATACGTATCTCGGAAGTAAGTCACCTACTAGTCGTATG